TGTATTACGTGTTTGCGCTTCTTGTGAATGGATCTTTAAAGCTGTAAATAATAATTGGCATTGTCCTAAGTGTGGTTTTGGTTCATATGGTGCAAGATATGTCTATGGTGAATCAGCATATCAATATGCTAAAACACAAAAACCTTGGAAAATGAGAAAAATGAATGCTTATGAAAGTCTATTAGATTCTGAAATTATTGAAAATTTCTTACATGAATATAGATAAAATGAATTAACTTTGAAATTGGTAAAAAAAATGATTAAATGTCCAATGTGTGATAGTTTGAGATTAATTTTTAAAAAAAATAATAAAATAAAATATGAATGTTTACTTTGTGGAACAAAATTTAATTATCAAAATGGAATAACTGATATTAAATTTAATAAACAAATTTTACTTGAAAAGGTTGAATTATGATAATTAAAGAAGAAGATAGAGTTATCATATTTTATCCTAACCCTAGACGTGAAATAATTTTAACACCTGAAGAATATGAAGAATTATGTAATATGATTAGATGTCCATCTCATCATATTGAAATAAAAAAACCATTGATTAAAAAAATTAAATAAAAATCTTGACTTTAACTTTTCTTTATGTTATTATGTGTTTATAAACAATAACAAATTGAAAGGATTTAAGATGATATCACATAAAGAGGTTATTAGACAGATTCGTAAAAATGTTTATTTTAAAAATTATGATAGTTATTCAGATCGTCGTAAGAATCATCAACGAGTTAAATTTTTTGGTGTTTCTGAAAATGAAAATTTAGTTGAAGAAATTCAACATTTTTTGTTAAAGAATCATTATGGCGATATTTCTATTGAAGAAATATCGCCATCTAAATATAGTAGGATAATAAATAATAGTGTAGTTATAAAATTTCCATATAATTTATATAATTAAAAAGGAGATTATGATGAATTCAATAATTAAAAATGGTCAAGTTTGGTATCTTAAAGAAATGAAAATTTATGTTGAAATTATTTCAGTAATGAAAGAAAGAGTAATTGTTAGTGAATTAAGTAATCCTAAAAAAGAACTTTCAAATTCAAATCAAATTTATACTTTACCTAAATATGAAATTGTTGGTAGAATTATTCAAGAAAATATTTAGATGTACGTAGAACTAAAGTATCTTAAATTTTTACCACTAGAAGGTTTTACAGATAAGGGCAATAGGAAATTTAATTTCCGTTGCCCTATCTGTGGGGATAGCCGGAAATCTAAAATTAAAAAAAGATGCTGGGCAACTGAATACAAAAATAAATTATGGATAAAGTGTTTTAATTGTGATTATTCAAGTTCTTTTCAATATTTTTTAAAAAATTATTTCCCTTTATATTATCAAGATTATATGAAAGAAAAGTTTGAAAATTTTTCTTCTATCTATACACAAAAAAAGAAAAAATCTTTCAATGATATTTTTTCAAATCAATATGAAAATTTAAATTTACAAAAAATTATTGATCTTCCTTCAAATCATAAAGCAATTAATTTTTTAAAAGATAGAAAAATTCCAAAACAAAATTATCAAAACTTTTATTATGATGATAATTTTTCAAAATGGATTAATGAAAAAATAGAAAAGGGAGGAATTAATTTTCAAGCTGATTTAGATAGAAGGATTATAATTCCTTTTTTTAATAAAAGTAAAAAAATATTTATGGTTCAAGGAAGAAGTATCGATAATATTGATCCAAAATATTTAACATATAAATTTGATAAAGATTCAAAAAAAATATATGGCTTAGATAAAATAGATTTTTCAAAAACTGTTTATGTGGTTGAAGGACCTTTAGATTCTTTATTTATTGATAATTGTTTAGCTGTTGCTGGTTCTTTATCAAATTTGGAAGAATTATTAAAATATACAATCAAAGAAAATATTGTTGTTATTCCTGATAATGATAAAAATAATTATCAAACAAAACAGTTTATTGAAAAATTAATTAATAAAGATTTTAATATTGTTATATGGCCAAAAAATATTAATTTTAAAGATATTAATGATGCTATTATTAAAGATTATACAAAAGAGGAAATATTTAATATAATAACTAAAAATACTTTTAAAGGATTAAAAGCTATTATTGAATTTAAATTAAAAAGGATGTAAATGAAATTTTATACAGATGTATTCATTCATAACGGGAAAATTTGTTGTTCAAGTTATGAAAATGGTGAAAAGAAATTTATTAAAAAAAATTATTGTCCTGAATTATATATTTTAACAAATAAAAATACAGGATTTAAAGATATTTTTAATGAAAATTTAGAACCAATTGGTTTTAATTCAATTTCAGAATATAATCAATATAAAAAGAATTATAAAGATACATTAGATCTTTATGGAGATATATCTCCAATTTATCAATTTATTAATGAAAAATTTCCTAAAAAAATTAAATTTAATATTTCAGATATTAGAATATTTTTATATGATATAGAAGTTATTAACATTTATAATGATAGTAAATTAAAAGGTTTTCCTCAACCTCAAAATGCTGAAGTTCCTATTGTTGGGATAACAATTAAAGATTTAAAAAGTAAAACTATTTGGGTTTTAAGTTTAGTTGATTATGATCCAAAGAAAACTAAATTGGAATTAGATGGTGATGTAAAATTTAAAAAATTTAATACAGAAGAAGAACTCTTAATAGCAACAATTAAAATTTTTGAAAAATTTAGACCAGATATTTTACTTGGTTGGTATAATAAGAATTTTGATGATTCTTATTTAATACATAGAATGTTAAAAATTCTTCCTGAAAATATTGTTAAAAAATTATCTCCGGTTGGTTATGTTGATGTTTCATTTAATGAAAATAAAGCAGGAAAAATTGAACCAAAAACAGTTATAAAAGGTTTACAAATTCTTGATTATATTGAGTTATATAAAAAGTTTATTCCAGCAGGTAGAGAATCTTATTCTCTAAATTTTATTTCTTCATATGAATTAGGTGAAGAAAAAATTAAATATCAAGATTTTGATAACTTAAAAGATTTTTATTTAAATGATCCACAGAATGCTACAGATTATAATATATATGATGTTGAATTAATTGATTTATTAGAAAAAAAATTAGGATTAATTTCTTTAGCAATAACTATTGCTTATAAAGCAAAAATTAATTATGAAGATATATTTAGTCCTTTAAAAACATGGGATGTTATTATTTTTAATGAATTAAAAGAAAAAAATATTATTATTCCTCCTCATAAATATAATCTAAAAGAAAATTATCCTGGTGCTTTTGTTTTAGAACCAACACCTGGTATTTATGATTGGGTTATGACATTTGATTTAGCAAGTTTATATCCTCATTGTATTATGCAATATAATATTTCACCAGAAACTATTGTTAATAAAACTGAAGATGTTAATCAAAAAGAAATTGATAAAAGGTTTTTAAATAAAGAAATTAACATAGATAAAAATTTAATACTTTCAGGTTCGGGTCAATATTTTAGAAAAGATAAAAGAGGTTTTTTACCTATTTTAATGGAACAATTTTATAATGAAAGAAAAATAATTAAAAAACAAATGTTGAAAAATAAACAGAAATATGAAGAAATTAATGAAGAATTAAAAAAAAGGGGAATTTTGTAAATTATCATTTTTGATAATATGATAAATAAACATAATATGATAAAAGGAGATTAAAATGTATTATGTTTATAAAACAATTAATAAAATAAATAAAAAATTTTATATTGGAGTACATAAATCAAATAATATTGAAAATGATGATTATTTAGGTTCTGGCATTCTTATTAAAAAAGCAATTGAAAAATATGGTATTGAAAATTTTGAAAGATATATCTTATGTGAATTTAATGACAGAAATGAAGCATATAACTTAGAAAAAGAACTTGTTGACAAATCAAATAAATTTTCTTATAATTTAAAGGAAGGAGGTTATGGAGGTTGGGATTATGTAAATTCTTTAGGATTAAAAAATTGTATGAAAAATTTAGAAATTAGAAAAAAAAATATTGAGAGTCATAAAAAAAATAAATCTTATAGTTCAGAAAAATTTCAGAAAGCATGTAGAGAAAATATTAAAAAAGCAATTGAATATAATACTGATCGTAGTTGGAAAAAGGAAAGTAAAGAAAAACTTTCTAATTCTCTAAAAGAATATTATAAAAAACATGAAAGTATTCTTAAAGGAAAAAAATTAAGTGAAAAAGAAAAACAAAAAAGATCTGATGGTTGGTCAAAAGAAAAAAGAGAAAAACAAAGTATTTTACAGAAAGAAAGAATAAAAAATAATCCAAGCATCGTAATTACAAATAAAGGAAAAAAATTTAGTGAAGAAACCAAACAAAAAATGTCAATAGCAGCAAAAAATAGTTGGAAAAAAGGTAGACAAAAAATAAAATGTCCTTATTGTGGTAAAGAAGGATATAAAAACAATATGATTAGATGGCATTTTGATAATTGTAAATTGAAAGAAAAATAAATGAATTATTCAAAAATGAGTACGGAGGAACTGCTAAAGCTTCGTACACAGATAAATTATCTAGTTTTTCATCAAGATAATGAACAATTAGCAATGAAGATTTTGCTAAATTCTGTGTACGGCGCTTTAGCCTGAATAAGCTAATAATCATTTTAGATATTTTGACATTAGATTAGCAAAAGCAATTACTCTTTCAGGTCAGTTAGCAATAAAATGGTCTAGAAAATATTTAAATAAATTTTTAGAAAAGAAATTTAATATTCAAGAAAATAAATGTTTGGCCGGAGATACCGATAGCTGTGAAGGTTCTACTATTATTAAAACAGAAAATGGTGATATAAAAATTGAAGATTTATATAAACAAATAAATGGTAAATTGATTATTGATGATAAATTGAATAATAATTTTATAAAAGAATGTAATAATAAAAAAGCATATGGTGTGAATGATGAAAAAGAAATAGTTTTAGAAGATATAAATTATATTATGAAACATAAAGTAAAAAAGAGAATGTATAAAATAAAAGTTAAAAATAAAGAAGTAATTGTTACTGCAGATCATTCAATTATAGTTTTACGAAATGAAAAATTAATAGGTGTAAAACCTGGAGAAATTCAAAAAACTGATAAGGTATTATATATATGTTGACATGTCCTTTTTGTTATAAAGAATTTAAAAGTTGGAAAGAAATAAAAATACATTGTTTGGAAGATTGTGAAAAATGTAATAATGGTGAATTAAATGATTATATTAAAAATATAATTGAATTAAATTTATCTTTAAATCAAATAGATGAAAAATTTAAAATTAAATAAATTTGGGAATATGATTACCAAAAAAAGATGTGTATAAAACAATCAATAAATTTTGATGTTTTTATATTTGGGAATCTGATTTCTTAACGAATGAAGAAGAAAATGTTAATATTATATATGAACAAATTATGAAACTTTATAAGGATATTAAATGCATTTAGAATTTACTGATGATTTTGTTGTTGAAAATCTAGGTGAACAGGAAAATTGGGTTTATGATATTGAGGTTGATAAATGTCATAATTTTTTTGGTAATGATATTTTATTACATAATTCTTTATTTTTCTCTTTTGATTTTGTTACAAAAAATCTTAAAAATAAAGATCCTAAAGAAATTACTGAAAGTTTAAATAAATTTTCTGTTAAATTTATTGAACCAGAATTAAATAATATATTTAATGATTTAGCTAATTATTTAAATGTAAATGAAAATAAAATGGTTATGGAACGTGAAAAAATAATGGAGAAGTTTCTCATTATTGGAAAGAAAAGATATACTTATTTATTATGGGATAATGAAGGAGTTCGTTATGATGAACCACAATTAGGTTTCACAGGAGTCGAAGTAGTTAGATCATCAACACCAAATATCATTAAACCATATTTAAAAGAAAGTCTTAAAAAAATAATGATAGATGGTGAAACAGGAATTAAACAGTATATTTCTGAAGTTAAAGAAAAGTTTTTTGAAATGAGTCCAGAAGATATAGCTTTTCCAAGATCTGTTTCTGATGTTGCAAAATATACTGATAGATCAAAGATGTTTAAAAAGGGATGTCCTATTGCGGTTAGATCAGCTATAATTTTTAATAATTATGTAAAAAAATATAATTTAAATTTTCCACAAATATCTGATGGAGAAAAAATTAAATTTTTATATATGATTACTCCTAATAATTTTTTTAATTCAAATGTTTTTGGATTTGCGAATAAAATTCCTGATAAAGAATTAGTTGAAAAATTTGTTGATTATCATACTCAATTTCAAAAAGTTTATTTTGATGTAATAAAAAATATCACTGTTAAATTAGGTTATGATTTGTTTGAGAAAAAACAAAATAATTTAGATGAGTTATTTTAAGGAGAAATAATGAAAACTGATTGTTTATGTTTTGATATGTGTAGAAAATCGGTTGAGCAATGTAATGAAAATTGTGATTTATATATAAAATCTTCAGTAAAACATAATGATTTTGATATTGTTTGGAATAAATTTATATCTAAAGGTGGTACATTTCATTTTAGTTTAAAAAATGGTGTTATTGCTAAAATTAAAAATGAAAGACCAATTTGTTTAAATCTTTAATAACAGATATGATAAATATAAAAAATAAATTTTATCATTAAGGAATTAAATATGCCGAATAATATTATTAAATCTTTTGCTGAAAAATCTGGTAAATCAGTTAAAGAAGTAGAAAAGTTATGGAATAAAGCTAAAGCAATAGCTAAAGAAAGTGATATACCTGAAACAGATAAAGATAAATTTTACTCTTATGTTACTGGAATTTTAAAAAAAATGTTATCGATTAAAGAAGCAACTACTGCTGCAAATATTCCAGATATTTCAGGTCCAGCAGGGTTTATGCCAGGTAATATACCTTATTTTAATTGTAATGATGAACAATTTTGGTCTCTTCATACAAAATCTAGACAAAATAAACAATGGTTTAATAAACATTATGGTGATTCATCAATAGGACAATGGTGTAAAAAAAATAAAGGTAAAGATTTTTATATTAAACATGAATCAGGAATGTTTAGAAAAATTAAAGCTAAATGAAAAGGAAATAAAAATGAAAAAAATTTTTTTATTAATTTTAATGTTATTAATGATATCAACATCTGTATGGGCAAAAAATGTTAATATAACATGGAATCAAAGTTCTGAATCTGATTTAGCTGGTTATTGTTTATATCGTAATGGAAATATAATTGTTGGTCCTGATGTTTTAACAAAAACAACCACTATATATGTTTATGATGAAACAAATTCAATTTCTGTTTATACATTAACAGCAGTTGATACGTCAGCAAATGAATCTGAACCATCTGATCCTGTATGGTTTATTGATAAAGAATTTAATTCAGATACTACTCCACCAGGAAAAATTAGCATTAGTATTACTATTCAATGAAAACTTTTAAATCTTTATTTATAGAAAATATTAGTAAAAAACAGCTGAATGATCTTGAAAAATTTGTTGATAGACTGTTATCGAAATTTGATATTGATATAAATTTCACAAAACATTTTTTAGATAGATTAAATAATTCAAGAAATGATCCTGAAATTACAATTTCTGAATTACAAAAATTATTTAAGAAAATTCAAAAACATAAAGGTGAACAGATAAAAAAATTTAAAGATACTGAAGTAGTTTTAAAAGATCTTCAAAAAGATCTTAATCTTCCAGTAGTTATTAATTTTAAAAATGGTGAATTTGAAGTTATTGCAAAAACTATTATGCGTAAAAAAAATTTTAAATCTCCGAATGAGGTAATTAAATATTGATATGAAAACTTATAAAGAAATATTAGCTGAAGAAAACGAAATAATAAAATTAAAACCAGCAAAAAATGATCAAGAAATTTATGATAGAATAGAATTATTAAAGAAAAAAGGAATAAAAGCTTTATCTGGTTCACGTAATCAAAAAACAGATATTTTAGTTGATACTAAAAATTTAAAAAAAGCTAAAGAAATATTGAAAAAATTTATTTGATGAAGGATCAAAATGAAAACTTATAAAGAAATATTAATTGAAGAAAAATTAAAAAAAAATGATTGGATAAAACAAACAGGAAATAATTTTGAAAATTATGCAATTATTATTGATATATTAAAAAATAAAAGTTTTAAAGTTATTTCATGTCTTGTGGATGATTATGGAATATCAAATGCGAAAATAAATTCAACAAAAGGTTGGCATCCAACTCCAAAATTAATTAATGAAATAGAAGTTCCTCAAAAAGTTAAAGAAAAAATAATGAAAAAAATGAAAAAATAATTTTACAATTTTTTATTTTTAATGTTATAATATGGAAAATATAAGATGATGGTATTATGTGTATTTCAAAAAAAATTATTGAAACTGCGGTTGAATTAGCTAATAAATCAACTTATTATCAAAAAATTGGTGCGGTTATATTTAAAAGAAATAATATTATTTCTAAAGGATATAATCAAGTTGAAACAGTTAGAAAACATCTTCATCCTAAATTTCAACAATGGCCCGGTAGTATACATGCAGAAGTCGATGCTATTATTAAAGCAAAACAAAATCTAAAAGGTTGTGAAATTTTAATTATTAGAGTAAATAATGATAATCAATTTAGACTCGCTAAACCTTGTGAATATTGTCAAATGTATTTGGAATATGTAAAAATTAAAAAGATATATTATAGTATTAATTCGTTTCCTTATATTAAAAAATTAATTTAAGGAAAATATTTTTAATTTAACATGAGAGGAGAATGAAGATGAAAAATTATGTGAAAAAAGTTGATGAATTTATGGCTGAAAATCCTGCTGGTGCAACAGATGAATGTCATGGTATTTTTGAATTGATGGGATTTTATTTGGGTAGATTAACTTTATGGTGTTTATTTTTCTGGCTAATTATTCCATGGAAGATAATTGGATTATTTCGAAAGAAAGAAAAGATCAAAGATCCAAGTTTGTATAATGATAATATATATACTAGAAAAGAACTTAAAGATAAAAAAGCAAAGAAGATAATTGATTATATATTTGAAAAAGAATGTACTAAATTAGATTCAAATGAAGAAATTTATTATGTGGTCAGAGATAAAAATTTTAGTGATGGTAATGGTTTAATTTTTACAAATAAAAGAATGATATATGGTTTAGCTGCTCCAAAAAATGTTCTTAAAACTATTGTTAAATCAGGTTTTATTTCAGGTTCGATTCCATTAGAAAAACTTGAACGACCCATTGTTGAAAGTTCATTAACTGGTGAAGCAAAATTAATTTTTGGTGTAAACTTTTTAGGTAGATTACATTTTATTGCTACTAAAAAATTAGATGCATTTCTTAAGAAAATATTTATAACCATTAATGAATAAAATCTGAATAGATAAATAACTAAACAAAACACAAAAAAGGAATTATATATGAAGCTTACGAATCAACATTTATTTAGTAATTTAAACGAACAATATTGTTCTAATGGTACACCTTCATGATATAATTCCAGGTAATATAATAAATATTTCAAAAACCTGGAAAATTAATTTTTTTCAGGTTTTTTTTGTTTTTTTCTTGACTTTATATTTTCTTTATGTTATTATCTTATTATAAACAATAACAAATTGAAGAAAGGATTTAAGATGCAAACAATAGTTGAAAAAAATGAATTTGATCATATAATTAATGAAAGATATAATTTTAAAGCTGGTTTAAAACTTTCTAAATCAAAGTTGAAATTATATGAACTTTGTGAAAAAACTGGTTTTAAATTAAGTTTTTGGTATGATAGAACAGAAGCTCCTTTATTTTGGGATAAAGAAAAAGAATTTATCCCAAAATTTTGTACTTGTGTTAATATTATTCATAAAGATGGAACTTTTTTAATGACTGCTGCTAATGAAACGTTGCAAGAAAATATAGATTATTGTATTGAATTTCTCAAAACAAGAGGAGGGATTTAAGATGATATTAGATACGATGGATATTGTTTATATTGCTATAATTCATGAAATGTTACAGGATGATGATACTTCTATTGATGATGTCATGAATGTTTTTAAATTTGCAAAAATTGCACATGGTGATCAAAAAAGAAAATATACAAATGAAGCTTATTATAATCATCCTGTTGAAGTTGCTTTAATTATGTTAACTAGAGCTGAAACCGTAACTGCAGATATGATTTTTGCGGCAATTTTACATGATACTTTAGAAGATACTGAAACAACTTATGAAAATCTTGTAGATAATTTTGGAAAAAATGTTGCTAATTTAGTAACTTGGGTTTCGGATATTTCTTCTCCAGAAGATGGAAATAGAAAATTTAGAAAACGAATGGATAAAGAATTTATTGCTCAAGCACCACCAGAAGCAAAATCGATTAAATTAGCCGATTTAATTCATAATACATATAGTATTGTAAAATATGATAAAAATTTTGCTAAAGTGTATATGCGAGAAAAAGAATCTTTGTTGGAAGTTCTTACTGACGGTGATAAAAATTTATTTGCAGATGCTAATCAAAATGTAATTGATTATTTTTTAGAAAGAATTGAAGGAAAATAAAATGATTAATCAGCGATGTATTGTTCTTAATCAAGATATGTCAATTTTAGGAACGACAAATGTTAAAAGAGCTATTTGTTTAATTGTTAGTGGAAAAGCTGAAGTTCTTGCTGAATCAAACAAAAGAATACATCCTTTGATGAAAATTCCTTTAGTAATTCGATTAATGAAAGCAATTAGAAATTTATGGAAAACTCAAGTTCCTTGGAGTAAACATAACGTTCATATTCGAGATAATTTTACTTGTCAATATTGTGGAAAAAAAATTAAATCATCAAAAATAACTATTGATCATATTATTCCTGTTTCGTTGGGAGGAAAAAATAGATGGTCAAATACTGTTAGTTCTTGTTTTGAATGTAATAATAAAAAAGGTGGTAGACTTCCTTCAGTTGCTGGAATGACATTGATTAAAATTCCTAAACAACCAACTATTATGGAATTTATAATGAAAAAAATTAAAAATGAAGGTTTACATGAAACATTAAAAGATTTAGGTATTTATTGAAGGAGATTTAAGATGGATTTTGAATCGTTGTTAGAATCATATATTAAAATGAAAAATGTAGTTGATGAACGATTAATTATTTTACAACAAGAACATTCAAATTGTGATAAAAAAATTGTTGATATTGAACATGAAATTGAATTTGGAAATTATGATACATTTTCAATGGTAAAAGTATTTAAAGATTTAAAAGAAACTTTAGAAAAACGTAGAATTTTAAAAACTGAAATTTCAAAATTTCAACAATTAAGAATAATTTTTAAAGAATATAAACAAATTACTAAATCTTGTAAAGGATTCGATAATCGAAAATATAAACCTAGAATTTTAAATTTGGATTTTTCTAATCCAAAATCATTATTGAAATCTAGAAAAATTCTTTAGTTAATGAAATTAGGAGATAAATTTGAAAATAATCCTTAAAATGATGATGATAGTTTTATTTTGTCAACCAATAACAAAATGGAATGAATATTTTACAAATAAAGATGATTGTGTTAAATTAAGTATTAAGAACATAAAAAAAATAAAAAGAATTTATAACACTAAAGATAAAATTTATGTTATTGAATTAAAAGAAATTGTAAAATAATTAATGACCCGGTAGTTCAATGATTAGAACATAAGGTTTTCAACCTTAAGACCGTGGGTTTGATTCCCCGTCGGGCCACCAAAAAAAAAGGTATTTAAAATGAAAATATTTTTCTTTGATAAAGAAACTAAAGAAAAAGCTACATTAAGTAAAAGAGGAAAATTATTTTTAATTGATGATGATGCTTTAGTTGTTGAATATGTAGAACAAGGTTATGATAATGTTAAAACATTAATTTATAGACCTGATTTAGCTTTTAGAATAATTGTTTAGGGGTGTGGTCCAATGATAGGGCAATGGACTTTGACTCCATTGACGGAGGTTTGATTCCTCCCATCCCTTCCATAAAAGTATTAAGTTGTGTAAAGGAAATAAGAATGGAAGATTATTGTATTGAAAATGATTTACCAAGACAAAAGGAAATTGATTTACGTAAAGCTTCTCAGGCCGTTTTTCTTGCGGCTCCAGAAGCAGTAACTTTAGATTTATCCAAAAAATTAAATGATGCTGTAGATACGATCGAAGAATTACAAGATTTAGTTATTTGGATGACTGGTTGTGGTTATGATTTTTGTCAACATGATTATTTTTGTAAAAAAAGAGATAAACTATTAAAAAATTAAGAAAATGAATTAGAGTTTAGTAAAGGACAATTTTATATATGGAAAAATGTTTAGGAAGGTACCGCTAAATGGTTGGCAACAAGGTTTGAACCCTTGGGCGACGTTAATAGCGTTGGGCGTTCGATTCGTCTACCTTCCTCCAAATTAAAAATGGGCCGTAGGTCATGGTGACCAAAAAGATTCCAAATCTTTAGGAGAAGGTTCGATTCCTTTGCGGCTTGCCAAAAATTATTTTCTTGACTTTATCTTTTCTTTATGTTATTATGTGTTTATAAACAATAACAAATTGAAGATGGAGGTAGAAATGAAATTTAAAATAAATGAATTTGTTAAAATTCTTCCTTTCAAAAATGATACATATAATTGTGAAGGTAGAATTAATCAGATTGATATAACCAATAAACGATATCATGTAACAAATATGAATATGCCATTTATGGGAACAATATCTGATTGGTTTGAAGAAAAAGAATTAGCTAAAAATTGTTAATAAAATAATTTATGCCCTGTTCGCATAGAGGTCGATTGCACTGGTTTTGTAATCCAGTACCTTAACGGTCACGTTCGTTCGAATCGAACACAGGGCTCCAAAAAATAAGTGGGAATGTGACCTAATTGGCATAGGTACTTGCCTTAGAAGCAAGAATTTGAAGGTTCGAATCCTTCCATTCCTACCAAATATTATATGTTGACGGTATCTTAATGGTAAAGCACTAGACTGTGAATCTAGCATATGAGGGTTCAAATCCCTTCCGTCACCCCAATGGTCCTATATTTCAATGGTAGAATATAGTCCTGTCACGGCTAAGACCCGAGATCGATACTCGGTAGGACCGCCAAAATAAAAAGGATTCTTAGCTCAGAGGTAGAGCGTTGGCTTGAAGAGCCGAGCGTGAGTGGTTCGATTCCACTAGAATCCACCAAATGGAAGGTTGTCCGAATTGGTAAGGAGCTCGATTGCTAATCGAGTAGATGTAAAAGTCTTAAGAGTTCAAATCTCTTACCTTCCTCCAAATATAAATAGGAAAAATAATGAAAATAAATGAACGTGTTCCTATATTATTAAGTAAAAATGCAATAGCTTTAATACAGATTTTTACAAAATTTGATAATTTAGAAGATTCATGGATTATTGATATTTCTAATTATTATGAAAATAATAAAAATATCTATAAAAAAGCCGCAAAACAATTTGTTAGTCAATTAGAAGGACAATGGTGTATAGAATTTATGGAAGAATTACAAAAAGAAATAAATATTTGTCTTGAAAAAATAGGAAATTAACTCAGTGGTAGAGTGCCTGTCCTACAAACAGGAAGTCATCAGTTCGAATCTGTTATTTCCTACCAAGCGGGTGTCGTATAATGGTATTACCTCAGTCTTCCAAACTGATGATAGGAGTTCAATTCTCCTCATCCGCTCTTAGAAAATTAAATATGGGGATATTTCCTACTAGCAGTCTGTAAAACTGTGGTCGTTAAATAATGTAGGCGGTTGACGAGTGGTCCGACTCCTCCTATCCCCACCAATAATTTAAGGATAATTACAGCAAACAAAATTAGCTCTTGTAAAGCAGTGGATGTAGGTTCAAGTCCTACTTTTACTTTGAAAAAGGTAAAATAGCTCAATTGGTAGAGTACTTAAAAATATTATCCTGTTAAAATAATTTTTACAATTAATTTTTATTTTGTTATACTTTATTAAATTTAAAAGAAAAAAGAAAAAAGAAAAAATATTTTTTACAATTAATTTTTATTTTGTTATAATATATTTTTATTTTGTTATAATATATTTTTAATTTTATTTAAAAAGGAGATTGAAATGAAATGAAATAAAATAAAAATTAAGGATAAATTCAGCAAAATATATAATTACTATTGTTGGTAAAAATTATTATCCTGTTTTAAAATTAGAATGATTACAGCAAACAAAATTCTACTGCTAATAGAAACTATATCATTCTGTAAAAAATTTTTTAAAAAAGGTTGTTAACAGCAAAAATTATAAAAATTAATCTTAAAAATTAATCTAAAAAATAACAACCTGTAAAATGTAAAAAGGAATTATTTCAGCAAACATAAAAAACTTAGACGTATAATCTAATTCAACTATATAATTCCGTAATTTAAGAAGGAGGAAAAAATGAATACTTTTATTGATGCAATTGATAATCAAGAAGCTAGAACTTTAAATGATATGAAAGCAAGAAAATCAACTATGGATGCTAATGTTGATTTATTTTTTAAAATTGGTGCATCAAGAGGTAAAAATATAATTCCTTCTTTTGTTGCTGCATTTGTAGAAAATAAAGAATATGCTATGCGAATTGTTCAATGGGTAAGAGATATTCGTGGTGGTGCTGGAGAACGACAATTATTTAAAGATATTCTTTCTTATTTAGAACAAACTGAACCTAATTTAGCAATAAAATTAATTAATAAAATTCCAGAACTTGGTCGTTGGGATGATATGTTAATTAATTATTCTAATAAAAATGTTGAAGATTATGCTTTTACATTATATAAACAAGCCATTAAAAATGAAAATGGTTTAGCAGCTAAATGGGCTCCTCGAAAAGGTTTGATGGCTGTGAAGTTGCGTAACTTTTTTAAAATGACTCCTAAACAATATCGTAAAACTTTAGTGAATTTAACAAAAGTTGTTGAAACTCAAATGTGTAAAAAAGAATGGGATGAAATTGATTTTTCAGCAGTTCCTTCATTAGCACATACTCGTTATAAATCAGCTTTTCAACGTAATTCAGTATCATATGGAAAATGGGT